TACCTTGAGTGGATGGCAACCGAGGGTATTGACGCTGACCTAGAACAAATCTCTACTGAAGAAGTAATTCAAATGCCATTATTTGATGGTGAAGTTGTGCTTCAGGGAAAGATTGATATGCGTGTTCGTCGCAAGAGCGACGGTGTGCGTATGTTCCGTGACTTCAAAACCGTTGGTGGGTCATTCTCTGACTTTGCTAATCAGGCTCAGATGAACGAGCAAATCTTGACTTATATGCTTTTGGAAACTGCTCAGAACAAAAACCCAGAAGAGCGTGCCGAGGGTGGCATTTTTACTATGCTCAAAAAAGTAAAGCGTACTGCTAATGCTAGACCACCTTTCTATGAGCAAATTGAAGTCCGCCACAACCAGTTCACTATGCGTTCTTTCTGGCAAAGAATTCACGGAACTATCTCTGACCTTATGGGAGTCAAAAAGGCTCTTGATAACGGTGCAGACCCTAATTTTGTCGCTTATCCACGCCCAGGTAAAGACTGTAAGTGGAAGTGTCAGTTCTACACTATTTGCCCGCTAATCGACGACGGTTCCGCCGCCGAAGCAGCAATCAGTGAGATGTACGAGGTCGCCGACCCGTATGGTTACTACAAAACAGACGAAAAGAAAGGTAGTGAGAACTAATGTCAGAAGTACATCGTTCCCTTACTATGATGGTCTATGGCGAGTCTAAGGTTGGTAAATCAACCTTTGCTGTCACAGCACCATACCCTCGCCTGATGCTAGATGTTGAGGGCGGACACCGTTTCTTGCCTATCAATGTAAAGTATTGGGACCCAATGCGTGAAGAGCCACCTGTGGCTGACGGCACTTGGGACACAGTAGTTGTTCAGGTTCGTGACTACGATGTAGTCCTAAAAGCGTTCCAGTGGCTACAGTCTGGTAAGCACCAATTCAAGTCGCTTATCATTGACTCAATTTCAGAACTTCAAGTGAAGTGTATGGACAACATTGCTGGTACAGAGCAGATGAAGATGCAACAGTGGGGCGAACTACTTCGCCACATGGGACATCTACTGCGTGACCTGCGTGACCTAACCTCGCACCCAACTCAGCCGCTTGAGGCTGTAGTTATGACTGCTATGGCTAGCCGTGGTCAGGACAATCGTATGCACCCTTATCTACAGGGTCAGTTGAAAGTTCAGGCTCCGTATTTCTACGATGTTCTTGGCTACATTGCCAACGAAACAATTCCAAACCCAGACCCAACTCAGTTGCCTTACAAGGCACGCCGTATGTATGTGGAGCGTACTGATGAAGTTGAGGCTGGAGAGCGTGTTCAAGGTCGTCTTGGTGCTATTGTTGAGCAACAGGACTTAGGCGTTGAAAGAATGCTTGACATGATTTTCGGTCCAAAGACCGAGAAAAAGAAGTCGGCTTAGGCAACTAACCGATTTACTAACCCACCTAACATAAGGAAAAGTGATTGCTATGAGTAGCATTAACTGGGCTGATTTAGTAAAGGATGCTGGAGAAAGTTCCAGCGGAAATTACGAGCCGTTGCCCGACGGCGATTATGACCTCAAGGTAATTGAGGTAAAAAGCACTGTCTCCGCTAGCGGTAAGACTATGTTCAAGTTGACCACCGAGGTTCAGGGCGGTGCTTATAACAAGCGTCGCATTTGGGACAACCTAGTTGTCTCTCCTGAGAACAAGAACGCCTTGGCTATTTTCTTCGGAAAGTTGCAAGCCCTTGGAGTTCCTCGTGAGTTCTTCTCCAACAACCCATCAAACGCACAAATTGAAACTGCGATTGACGGTAAGTTGTTCCGTGCCAAAGTTGGCAGCCGTACTTGGAATGGTGACAAGAAAAATGAAATCACCAAGTACTATGTAAATCCTGCTGGCGTTGCTGTTTCAGCACCTGCGGTATCCCCATCAACTGCTGGTGCTGCCGTTCCGCCACCACCTCCTGCTCCTGCTCCTGCTCCTGCTCCTGCTAGTCCGCTAACAGCCCCAGCAGACGCTCCGTTCTAGGAATCATTAGACAGGGACATTGCCTACTATAATCATTAGTGGGCGATGTCCCTTTCTACATATACACATAAGGAAATGATGTCTAAAGTTTTTTTGACTGGTATGTCTGCTCCGCAAGCATCTCCAAGTGCTAATCAAAAGTCTTTTACTTTTGCTGGACTACTAAATAAAGTTTTGACCGATGCTGGGCACGAAGTAAATTGGGCTAGCCCAAGTGTCTATATGACAAAAGACGCTTTAGAAAAGTATGACGCTGTGTTGGTTGGAGTATCTCCACTAACTAGCGTTGGTGCTAACCGAGTTTATGGTGCTCTCAATGTAATAAATGAACTAAAAGACTCTGACAAACTGACCTTATTTATTGACACCCCAAGTCCAAGTCAAATAGAACCTAGCCTAAAAAGCGTAATTTCTAACCCAGCAACGCTTACTAAAATTTTCTTTTCTTACAGGAAAGAATATTCAAATGTTGTGGCGGATAAAGACATTTTTAATAGAGTTTTATCTGGAATCAAATATTTATATGAAAATGATTGGGCACCGACAATCTATTCAAAACTTCCCTGGAAATCAGATATTAGGATTTGTAAAAACGCAAAAACCAATTTGATTGGGATAAATCTTGATGCTCACATAATCAAAGAATTAGGGCTAAATCCAAATAGAGCACCTAAGTGGTCTGTTGATTCTTTGTCTAGCCCTTGGGCTATTTCTGCTGTGGCAGGATTAGTTTTGCCTAACTCGTTGATGAAATGGAATAAAGGCACTACTGATGCTCAAGTAGAAGAACAGATATCTCGTTCTATTGGTGCCATTGTGTCCCCTGATAAAAAAGACGGAACATATTGGAATTACAGATACATACAAGCAATGAACACAAGAACTCCAGTTATTACTGATTGGAAAGAAAGTGGTGTTCTTGATGAAACTTGGAACTTACTCGGCAGCAGTATTGAGTCAATGAGCCAAGAAAAAAGAGATTTGGTTGCTACTGCTCAGCGGGAAGTTTATCTCGCTAAAATCCCTAGCAAACTAGAAGCCGTAGAAATTCTACAAAATTCAATATTTAGGAGAAACAATGCCGAAAATTAATCTTGATTGGGTTACCAATCAATTTGCCAAAATAAACATTCACAAGGGGACTGGTTTAGCAATCATTGAGTTGCTAAAGGCTTGGGAAAAACTAGACATCAAAAAGCCAGAAACCGCTAAAACTGTGCTTGATGTATTCCATGAACTTGCTCAAGGACACGCTATTGTCAAAGACGATGATTTTACTTGGGTACAGGCTCGTCGTGGAGATATCAAAGTCAGAGATGTTGTGCGTGTAAAAGCAGACGCTTACAACATAGAAGACATTGCTTACCTACACAATGGGCGAATTGGAGTAGTTATTGCTATTCGTTCTGGAGACATCATTGTTGATATTACAGACGAGCAAGAGCCAGAACTAAAAGGCGTTCATTACGCCCCAGAAAACCTAGAAAAGAGAGTGTCCCAATGAAAACTAAATTAGTTTTTACTTGTGCTGGAGAAACTAAATCTGAGATTGAAGCAAGGGCAAAAGAAAAAATTGCTGACTACTTAGAGATAGACCAGTACGATGTTGACCAGAAATGCGACATAGAACTTAGCGTTGAAGAAAAAAGTGTCCCTCACGACGAAACAATTACCTTTTATCTAGCAACGGTTTATGTAAGAGTGAAGTAATGGGTAATTCAGCACACGAAAATAAATCTTGGGCTGCGTCTGTTATCTATAAACTAAAGCCTAAAACTGTTTTAGACATTGGTCCTGGTGAGGGTATTTACGGAAAGATTGTTCGTAAATATTCACCTAGCACTGAAAAACTGGTTGGTGTTGAAATCTGGGCTCCATACATAGAATCTTTTAGATTGCGTGAGTTTTATGATGAAGTCTGGGTTTGTGATGCTCGTCTTTATTCAGATTTCAAATATGACTTAGTAATTCTTGGAGATGTTTTAGAGCATATGTCAAAGGAAGATGCTATTGCCTTATGGAATAAAATTTCAAAACAAGCAAAATACGCACTTATTTCTATACCAATAACGCATTTTCATCAAGACGCTGCTAATGGCAATCCTTATGAAACA